GGAGGTTGATATATTTGATGCCACCATAACCTCAAGGATTGATTTATGAAGGCTGTCGTATTTGCCCTTTTGGCGCTGCTGGCATTCTCATCCCAGGCACAAACTACCGCTAACTTCTCTGGCGTGTGGGCGCTTTCAACAGGGAATTTTGTCTCGGTTCATCAAACGGGGAATGTGGTGATTGTGGCCTTCTTGGCGGTCCCAGATTGGGGCGGGCATTGGGAAGCTCTACGCGGCACCGTTGTTGGATCGTCTGCGAGAGTGCAGACCATCTATGGATATGCCACAGCAGTTGTGGATGTGAAACTCACTTCCCCGACCACTCTTACGGCAACACAAATTTCGTGTACGCCATTAACTAGCGGATATACCTGCCTGCCCAATGGGGAGCAGGTAAGCGGCATCAAGAATCCTTTACGACAGACGAATGGCTGGTCAAGCCTACGGGTTCGCACTCCGCTGCCTCTGAACTTATCGAACAAGTCAGGTTGGTGGCCGACTTGCCGGGCATCAGGCCATTGCTGGCAAGAATTTCAGCGGCTCCGATTGCTCGGAACAGGTATGTATCCCCTCATGGGGCTGTCTATATCCCTTTGGCTTTCGCTACTCAGGCCCGCGGGTTAACGGGGGATCGGTCTTTACAGGTTCCGCTAGTTACAACCGTCGCGGCCTGGTGCTTGTACGGGTACGGGAGATTTCTTCCCTATTAGCTGCGTCAATTCGCGCCCTGACGGTAGGCGGCTAGTAGAAGGTGGCTGGCACTGATCTCCAGCATTAGGAGGCATTGAAAGGCAGGGGCGCGAGTGATCTCAGCAAACCTTCCAGTGCCTGTGCATCAGTCTGCACATTCACCTTCTATTAACCGCCTGAAAAGCAAAAAGCCTCTAGTTCCTGCTTTCCGTGGTCGCAACACGTCCCCATTGAAGGGAGAAAGCAGAGGCTAGAGGCTTCTGAATTGTCTTGTGTTGCGACCACTTGACGCAACAATGATAGCACTAGCAATCGAAAAACGCAATCCTGCTATCGACTACGCAAGGTATTTTTGCGCTTTTGCAGGCAACAATTTTGGCGGCGTGCCGTTTTTGGACGCAGCAATTGCCCGCATCACCTTGATTACGGTTTCTTTTTCCTCAAGCGATAGCTTTTTGAAAATCGAAAGCATTTCGGTTTCCATCATGGCCGACTCATGGTCGGAGCTGCTATCGGCACCGTTCAAAATAAAGTCCTGAGTCGCGTTCAGTTCCCTGGCCAGCGCATCCAGGACGTAGCCCTTAACCTCAAGCGTTCGCCCGCCCTCAATGTTGGCAATGGTCGGCTGCGAAAGCCCGCACCGCTTTGCTAACTCCCTTTGGCTGATCTGTTTTGCAGCTCTTAGCGTCTTAACGCGCAATGCAATCGTTTCCATGAAGTATCCCCTCATCGTCTAATCATCCCTGATAGTTGTGTTTATCTAATGATTGCACGTCGATAGGAAAAAACGATTGCAGCGGCTATCCATCAAGCGATAGCCCGTGCTATCATTTGGGCATGAAAACAGCAGACGCAATCAACATCTTCAAGACGCAGGATGCTTTGGCAGACGTTTTGGGCTTACGTCAACCGAGTATTGCCAGGTGGGTAAAGAAAGGGGCAATTCCTTACCTACGCCAGCTCCAGCTTGAGTCCCTTACTGGCGGTCAACTCAAGGCAGACAAGACGATTCTTCCGAGGAAAGTGAAGTCTAGGACGAACACTCAAAAAAACAAGGTGATCGTTTAATCATGCTGGACGTACACACAGCCGCACACTGGCCCTGCGGAACACCTCGCTCACAAGGCAACGCCTTCGACATTCCCCGCACTGGCGACACAGCAAAAACCAAGTCTGCCAAGCGTTACGACAAAAAGCTGGCTGCACAGGGCCGCAGCCGCCTGGACACAGCCAAGACAAAGGCTATGCGGGTCAATCCTGAATCAAGCCTGGCCGCATTCATTCCCAACTCAACGAAAGCACCACGATGAGCCAAAACGAACAGTTGATAAAAGTCCTGCGCGTCTGGACTAGCCCGCTTGAGGCATTGCAGCGAGTGGGGACGATGAAGTTGGCGAGCCGCGTGTCTGAGCTTCGCCGTGATGGGCATGTGATTGTTGATAAGTGGGTGGAAGCAAACGGCAAGCGCTTCAAAACCTACAAATTGGCTGAGTAACAACAAACGGGGGGTGGATGAATGAACTGCTTACCGGCCTACATAGACAGCGAACTATGGGACGCATTTTGGGATATGCGCAAGAAGATGGGCACTCGCGCACCAATCACTGACTTTGGCAAGAAGCTGATTCTCAAAGAACTGATGAAGTTCCACGCCGAAGGCTACGACGCAAACAATTCTTTGGAGCAGTCAATTATGAAAGGCTGGCGCGGCGTATTCCAAGGCGAACTGCGCTCAACAAAGCAAGCCGACTTAAACCCAGAGCTAACCAAGATCGTAGAGAACAGCAAGACATTCAAGGGAATGCCAGACAACATCCGCGCAGAGATTGCAAAGATTACAAAGAGGGTTGCAGCATGACGCCAGAAAAAGCACTTGATCTTGTTGGCCGTTACTCGCGGCTTACGCGGCAGATAAAAGACTGCAAAAAGCGCATTGGTGAGTCAATGGCTTTGTGCAATGGAATATCGGTAGAGCGGCTTGCGGTTGACAAATTTGGTAGTTTGATTCGCCACAGGCAAGAGGACCGAAAAGGCCGCGACAGAGATTTGCACCTTACGCAGTGGTACACGCCTGAAATGCAGGGCGATTATGGCGAATTCCCAGTTTATGAAGAAGTTGGGGAATGGAGCGAAGAGGAGTGCTCGCACTGCTATGCAGCGCACGTTTCCATTCAAGAGCGCAAGCTGGCCAAGAAACAGCTCGCGACGGTCAAGGGAACCATGACAAGGTCTACAACATGAACCGCACCGGCTACAACTTTGAAGAACTAGAAGCCTCGCGCATTCTGGACTTAGCCCGCGCTGGTGGCGATGTGCCTGAGAGCGTGATTACCTGGGCACTGTGGGTAATGGGCGACTTAGTGGGTATTCGTCAATGATTCACTACCACGGATCTCCAATAACGCCAGCGTCAGCAGCTGCAAAAGTTCTTGCAGGTAGGCACTCTTTTGTTTCGTTTGCAAATCCCGAGCAACTTCCAATCGCAATCGAAGTCTGCCAGAGCTTTGCTCTAGACAACGGCGCATTTTCTGCCTGGATGAGTGGCGAGCCAATCACAGATTGGCATCCCTTCTACCAATGGGTGGCGAAGTACATGAATACGCCGAATTTCGACTTCTTTGTAATCCCCGATGTTATTGATGGTGACGAACGGGCAAACGACAGACTTCTAAAGGACTGCCCACTGCCAAATCACATGGCCGCGCCCGTATGGCACATGCATGAATCTACTGTTCGCCTTCAGTGGCTTGCCCGTAACTACCCAAGGGTTTGCCTTGGATCATCTGGCGAGTTCGCAATGGTGGGAACGCAAAAGTGGTGGGAGCGCATGAATGTAGCTTTGTCCGCAATAGTTGATGGAAATGGGCAGCCCATAACAAAACTCCACGGGCTGCGGATGCTAAACCCAGAAGTTTTTACGCGCATTCCTTTTTCTTCCGCTGATAGCACGATGGTTGGAAGGAATGTTGGGATAGATAGTGCATGGAAGGGCACCTACATGCCGCCAGACAAAGACTGGAGGGCGCAAGTTCTTGCATCTCGCATCGAAGCACACAACGCAGCAAGCCGCTGGGTATCTAAACCACAACAGGAATCACTATGCCTTTTTTAATCGCTCTCTACGCCTTAGCAATCATCGCAGCAAACACGCTTGCAGTCAGTTGGCTTGCAATTACTTTGGCAACAGAGTCCCGTACGCCAATTGCTACAGCTTCTTTTTCATGAAATTCTTTTGCGCGAAAGTCTGCACGTTGTTGCTTTCCGTTTATCTTGAAAATGACAGCGTACAAGGTGTCACCAGTTAGATGGTCCTGAATCTTGTGAATAACCCCGTCAATTTCACTACCATCTAATCGGACGGCTTTTTCAATTTGAGACTGAGCCTTTGCCTCCATCTCGCGCAGCAATCGGACAGAATCATCTGTTGGAGCGCGATGCTCGGTATGCTGGTGGCTATGACTCTCCGTAACGTTCCGTACTACTGTTGTGTTAAACATGGTTGCACCCTTTAGTCTTTGAACTTCACGCCACGGTCAGCGCCGAATGCAATCGCCAGCTCCAGCAGTTCCGACATTTC